TAGCCGCTGTCTGAAGGCCGCCCTGCTTACGCCATCCGGTCATGATGGCGCTGGATGCCCGCATGTAGTCGCCGGGGCTGTTGGCCAGCGTCTCCAAGGCGATCTCACGCCATGAAGGCTTGAGCGCTTGATCGCCGGTTTTTCCGCTGGCAATGTTGTTGGCGAACGCTTTGGCCTTGGACTTCGGCACCACGTACTCTGGTTCGCCACCTTCGCCGATCACCGCCAGGGTGGGGCGGGTGACGTAGCCGCCCTTGGCATATTCCGGGATGCGGATGCCGGCGATAGTGGTGTAGCTTCGCGGCGTTTGATTGCCCATGGCGGCGGGCATGCCGGCGTTTGCACTGGCCGGAACTTCGCCAGTAGCCTGCAACACAGACGCCTGATAATTGATATTTGCAGCCTGAGTCTTTACATTGCTGATCCGCTGCGCTTGATTGAACTCCAGCTGAGCCGTATCGGCAGCACGCTTCGCCTTGTCCAGCTCCAGCCGGTAATCCATGATTTTATCCATCCCAATCTGACCCGCGTTATACATCGCAGCCGCAAGCGCCATCGTGGATTCGATCTCTTTGCGGTTCGAGATTGCACGGTTCAGTGCCGCCGCTTTCAGTTCTTGTTCCGCCTGAATCTGCAGCTTCGTAGCCTCAAGCTGTAGCCGTGCCGATTCCGATTCAATCTGCGCGATCTGCTTACTGATCGCCAGCTTTTCTTCATCGGTCTTCGCCAGCTCCAGCCGGTTCTGCAGGATGGTCTTCCCGAGGTTGTTGTAGGCCTGGGCCAGGGTGTTCTCTTCTCCGGCCAATGCGGTGCGCCGTTGGTTTGCAGCGGAGATCAGATCGATCTGGGCGGCCTGCTTAACGTAGGCGCTACCGGCACGCTCCAGCCAATAGGTGCGGTCTTCTTCGGCCTTGCGCAACGCTTCGGCCGCAGCCTTCTGCTGTTCGGCGGCAGCGGCGGATGCTTGTTGTTTAGTGGTGATCCCTTCTAGGTTGTCCTCTGCATCCTGAAGCGCTTTCGCAAAGCCTCCACTGCTGCCTGCAAGCCTATCGCCCTCGTCTTTGGCCTTCTTCATTTCGACCGCGATCTTGGCCATTGCAACTGCACCAATTCCCAAGCCGGAAGCCATCGCAAGTAGGCCGATCGGGCTGGCTGCCGTGGTTGCATTAAACAATCCCTGCACTATGACAGCCGCAGCTACCGCGCTCTTGTAAGCCTTATAAACAGCAACCGCTATCAAGACCGGGCTGGCAATCTTGGCGACTTCAACAGCCGTAGACGCTATGCCTTTCACAAACGCACTTAGCGCACCTTCGTTTTCTGTCAACCAGCTCTGAGCCGAAGTGATCAGACCACCAATAAACTCGGTTCCTTTGATCATGCTCGGCAGTAGCTGATCCAGTACGATCACACCTAGTGCTGTGAACTGCGTCCCCAGCATTGCCATTCGATCATTGTACTCTCCCGCGTTTTTCGCAAACTCATTCGAAATTCCGGTATTTAGATTCTTAATCGCTTCTGATCCCATGTTAAACATGGGAATTAAGTTGGCGCCACTCTTGCCCAGCAGTTCCATTGATAGCCGGGTTTTCTTCCCGCCATCTTCCATTCGCGCCAGACTGTCGATGAGGTCAAACATCACCTCATCAGGTTTCCGCAGCTCACCCGATGCGTTGAATGCAGAAACCCCAAGCTCATCAAGCGCTGCCTTTGCGTCCTTCCCGCCGCCTGATGCGATCTCGCCCAAGTTCTTGGACAGCTTCACCAGGCCGGCCGATACCTGCTCCGTGTCGAGGCCCGACATCCGCGCCGCGGCGCCCAGCTTGCTCAGGTTTTCAGCTGACGCGCCAGAACGCTGCGACAGCTCATCCAAGCTGTCCGCCATATCGATGATCCCCTTGGCGCCTGCCGCCAGCCCGACGCCACTCAGCGCTACTCCTAGGCCCGTGACGCTTCCCGCAATGGCCCCCAATCCCGCCGCACTTTTCGTCAGCCCACCGATCGCGTTGCCGAGATTCTTGATTTCACCGGCGCCCGTTGCCTTTGCGTTGACCCGCAGCAGCGCATCGTAGGTAACGGCCATCTAGGAATCCTCGCTGCTGCCTTGCTTCGCCACGCGGAACTCATGCAGCCATGTGCCCTCCATGATACCTATGTCTGCCAGCAGTGCCGCCCTCTTCTTGCGCTTCACCCCATCGAGATCCATCAGCGACAGCAGCACCCCGTAGTCGAGGCCCAGGTAGCCGTTGGGGCTGGTGCGCCATTGGGTGAGCACCCGGCAGAACAGCTCTACCGCTGGTGCTGCTTCCGGCTCGATCTCCAGGTCTGCTTCTTCCGGTACCTCCAAAGCCTCAGGCGGCAGGATCACCCCGAGGGCAGCCGCTGCAACCCGAGACTGTTCGGCCGCATCTTCCAACTTGCTGCGATCATCCTGCAACAAGTAGCGTGCGACCGCTTCTAGTTTTTTGCTTTCTTCACGTTGATCGATTCGTTCCACGCTTCGACGATTGCACGAGCGGCGCCGCCATAGGAGAGAAGCTCTTCCATTGCTTCGGCGGTATATGGCACAGTGCCGGAATCGCCAGGCATCTCCTCCCAGCCGATCATGACTTCCGGCGCGATGCCAAGGTCAGTATCGGAATCCTTGACCTCCGCTCCGATCACCAGCGCACGGTTGGCGTTCAGCGCACGCATGCAAATTGCCTCCGATTCTTTCTGCTTGAACCGCTTGAATCGGCCCTTGAATTCAAGCGTTTCAATCTCGCCCCCATCCATCGGGACCGGTATCTTTACCGGCCACAGATAGGAACCGCTGAGCGTGCCGAAGGTGAGCGCCATGTTTGGGAAAGAAGGGGACGAAAGCCGACTGTAGCCGGCCGGGTGATCAGGTGTAAAGCAGCGTCATCTCTGACGTGCCATCCGCACTGGTCGGCGTGAACGGCAGGGTGACGAACCGCACATTGTCGCGGTTGTTGAAGCTCGGCTTGCCGAGGATGTTGCCGGTGGTGGTCAGGCTAATTTTGCTGCCGGCCGGGCCGCCGGTGTGGCCCACCACAATAGGCACCTTCGTCGAGTTGGCAACCAGGCTGTAGATGTCCTGGGTGGCGATGGCCACGTCTTCAACCTGGATCGATCCGGTCGGCTTGCGATCGGTGATCACGAACTTCTCGGTGCAACCCGCATAGTTCATGAAGGTAATGGTGTTGTTCAGCGCGAACTCATATTCAGCCAGGCACCGCGCCACGCCGTTAATCGTGACCAGGGGTGTGTTGGCGGCGCTCACCTCCAGCGGATCCCGCTGGTTCGCCCAGGTGATCGGCGTCGGGAATGCGGTGTCGGTCGGCTGGCTGTAGAGGCCTTGAAACTCGAAGTCGATCACCGGGTAGCCGCCCGCGGTACGGCGCCAGGTGGCGGTACCAAACGCGCCGGTGAGCTGGTGGCGCATCCCGTCCTGGTGCCAGCGCATCGAGACGCTCGCCGGGTCGGCGGTGTTCACCAGCGAGTAGGTCGCGCTCGTGGTGGCCACCAGCGCCTGGTTCATGCCGCAGGGAATGAGCAGCCCGCCGTAGGCCGGAGCGGTGCCAGCGGTGCCGCTGTTGCCGTCGTAGCAGCTGAAGCTGAGCATCACCCGCTTGTTGATCAGCCGGGTGTTGTCGTTGCCCAGGTAGGGGCGGACCTCTTCCTGCGCCAGATCGTCCCCTTCGAGGGGGGTCAGCTCTGGGTCGCGGAGCGTCCGAACGGCGATGAACGGATCAGCCGGCGCCGTCCCGTACACCGTCTCCGCCTTGTAGGTCAGAAGACCCCGCTGCATCAGGATCGGCATGGTCGGTTACCTCCGGTTCGGGGTCTGGGGTGGTGGTATTAGCGGCGTGGTCGTCGACGCGCCGCCAATCCGTCTCGTGTGGTTGGCGCTCGAAGCAGCCAGGGCCAGTGGGAGGCGGGACGATAATGGGCTCTTGGATTCTACTTGCCATCAGAGGGTCAGGTCATCCTGATCAGTAAGGTACTCGATCTGATAGGTCAGGTCCAACACGCCCGGCGAATCATTCCCCTTGTCCGGCTCCCATTGCGCAGGGCCAGGGCGAACTGTCATCGCCAGGCCGCCGAGGGTTTTCTCGGCCATCAGCAGCGCATGGATGCTGGCGCGGATCGGATCTGCCAGCCTTGACACCGGGCCGCCACTGATCACCACAAAGATGTGGAGGGTCAGCACCCAACGGGTCCGGCAGGTGCTGAATTCAGTGGTCGGCTCATCCCGTTGCGGGAACACTGCCAGGGCGGGCAGCTCCTGCTGGGCGAATGCTTCGGCACGGTCGCGGTACACGCGGCCACTGACACCAGCCGCGGCGCCGAGGATCCCTCCGCCTGTGGTGGTGCCGGTGAGGTGTTCAAGGATCTGTTCGGTTCGGGTGGTCATGGGGTCGGCTCAGGCTGCAGGGCTGCGAGGAACTCAGTCGGCAGGTTGCACTCGGCAGCCTTGGCGACGATCGCCCCGAGGGCTTCGGGGGGCATGCCGGAGGCCAGCAGGAACAGGCTCCAAGTCAGGGAGAACGCGGGGTAGTTCTGGCGCAGCCGGGCCTCATCCAGCGCCGTGGGCAGCCCGGTCGTAGCCGGTTCGCCCTGGGGGTCAGTGCTCAGCCGGGCGGCGTCCATGCCGGCGGCGATCGGGGGGAACTGGTACAGCCAACCGGCGAACGCGAGCCAGTCAGGGTCAGGGTCCTGGCTGTGATATTCGGCAGCTGCAGCATCCACCTCCGCTTGCGTTGCCGTGGGCGGCAGGACGATCGGCGGGCGGGCGCCGGTGTCGTCGCTGATCGTGATGGCGGTGGCTGTGTACTGGATGGCCATGTCAGATAAACGCTCCAACTTTTAGGAAGATTGCCGGGCAAGCTACAACTGCTAATGCAGTAGTGGTTTGCCCTGTCAGATCAGGCCATGTCCCAAACGTATGATTGATCCTGCGAGACCATCCAACGACAGCGGCAGCAGATGATGCGATGGCTAGACTTTCAACGCCTAGCACGGATGTCGCGTAGCCATTAGTCGCTGCCGTGGCGGTCTGAAAAGCCAAAGAGTTGGCAGTTGCGCCTATATTGGCGGCCATAAAATAAACAACACCCGCGGTCAAGTTAAAAGGTGTGACTACTGCTGACAGCACTGTTGCCGTCGTCCCACTTAGATCAGCGGTCTGCGCCACGGGCGTGCCAGACGGCAATCCATTGGATGATCCGTAGATAGCTAATTGAAAAACTGAGGCAGAAAGATTTGTCGTAACTCTTGCCCCTAATTCGTCAACACGTATTGATCTAAGTAGTACAAATGGCTGAAGTTGGATTAAATTAGTCCCTGCACTAGGCCCTGCCGACAGTGGCCCAACAATCGGCTGAATCCAATTACCAACCGCGTAGCCTTGGAACGCGCCACCGCTCGCTGCTGGTGCCGCCCACCCGCCATCGGCACGTAGGAAGTTTGCTGTTCCACCGCCAGAAGCTGGCACCAGGCCGGTGGCGCTGTCGGTGAAGTTGCCAGGCAACCCAGACAGGCTGCCATAAGCAATCTGCGCACCATCGCCGCCGCTGTGGTCGTGGTTGTTGCCGTTGCTGACGCCTTGCGCCGCCGGGGCAAAGTC